TTATCTGCTTGATATTCATCGAGTTTAATAATAGCTTACGCTAACTTGCCACTTTTTAGGCTAATAAATGACAGATTCAACCATTAGATTAGAGCGATTTTGTTACCATCCAAGTGGGACTTTGGGTGTTATCAAGATAAAAGAAGAAACTTTCTACACGATTGAGCGTCCTTGGCTTGAAAATCAAGTCAACGTCAGCTGCATCCCAACAGGAACCTACGATTTAGAGCGACGGGACTCTCCGCGATTTGGGGAGACTTGGTACTTACCCAATGTTCCGGATCGGTCATGGATTCTTATGCACGTTGCCAACTTCCCCTCTGATGTTCAGGGGTGTATCGGTATTGGCACAAGCCTAATGTCAGATCGGATAGCCGTCAGTAACAGCCGCACGGCTCTGAAGGCGTTCGAGTCAATTACGGTTGGAAAAGAATGGAAGATGAAGATCGTCAATGCGGAATATGCGGCGCTGTAAAGCATAGGAGCCAGTTTGATAAGAGGCACGGAAGAGTTTGCAGGAAGTGTTTATCCGACAGGATGAAGTTCAAGAGGTCTGGCAGCATCAGGATGTCTCTGAATCACAAGCTAGCCAAAGCCAAGGGTAGAAAGAAGTTTAGCGTTGACATTAACGTGGAATATCTCCTTGAGCTGTGGGACTTCCAAAAGGGGCTTTGCGCCGTAACAAAAATTCCGATGATCACTACAGACACGGATTCCGATCTTGGTGTGAGTATAGACCGGCTCGACAACGACAAGGGCTATATCGTGGGCAACGTCAGACTGACCTGCGCCCGAGTAAATTTAATGAGAAACACCCTCAGCGATTCAATGCTGTATTGGTGGGCGTCTGCAATAAGCACGGGAATTTATGAAGATTGAAGATGCAGCGAGAAAGCTGAAGAAAGACTTTCCTTTATATGCCAAGAATATCCTCAAAATTGTCACCAAAGAGGGCGAATCCAAGCCGTTTATCTTAAATCCTGGTCAAAAATGGATCCATAACCGGCTAGATCAGCAGCTTGAGACGCAGGGGAATATCCGCGCATTGGTCTTAAAAGCCAGGCAAGTAGGTATATCAACCTATGTTGAGGGGCGTTTTTTCTGGAAAATCACACAGAATCACAACGCTAATGCGTTCGTACTGTCTCACTTAGCGGAATCCACCAACTCTATCTTTAACATGGTGAGATACTTTTATGACAATATCCCCCACCCCGCTTTCCAGCCGCCTTTAGATAGCCAAACTGCGACCACCCTAACCTTCTCAGGCATCAATTCTAGATACCGAGTGGGTACAGCAAGGAGTGCGCAGACAGGTCGAGGGCAAACCAATCGATTTGTTCACGGATCTGAGGTGGCGTTCTACCCTGCTGGCTCGGATATTGTCGCCGGTCTTTTGCAGACCGTTGGTGGTAAGAATTCCGAGGTTGTCCTAGAGAGCACGGCGAATGGTGCTGGCGGTTGGTTTTTTGACCAGGTCATGAAGTCTTTGCGCGGCGAGACGGAATGGGTCACTTGTTTCATACCTTGGTTCTGGATGCCAGAGTACAGGCGTAAGCCCTCCCCTTACTTCGAGAGCACTCCAGAGGAAGACAAGCTTGCGAAGCTCTACAACTTAGATGACTCTCAATTGGCGTTCCGTAGGTCAAAGCTAGACGAGCTAGGGTCCAATGACCTGTTCAGGCAAGAGTACCCTTCCAATCCTGTCGAAAGTTTCCTGACCAGTGGTCGGTGCTTTGTTGAAGATGCTCACCTAACAGAAGCAGAGCAGAATTGTTATTCGCCCGATTTTTCCGGAGATTTTCAGAACGGCATTCTCATCAGTAGAACCTCTGGACCGTATCGGGAGTGGATCCCTCCCGTCAGAGAAGAAACTTATACGATTGGCGTAGACGTTGCTGAAGGGTTGGATCACGGGGATTACAGCTGCGCTCAAGTCCTAGATTCTCTGGGCAACCAAGTCGCTTGCTGGCATGGGCATATAGATCCTTGGGAATGGGGAAACGTCGTTGGTCAGATTGGCAGGCGGTACAACAACGCTTACGTTGTCGTCGAGCGAAACAATCACGGCTTAACTACCCTGCGCCGATTACAGGAAACCAATTACTCAAACCTCTTCGTAGAAAGCTCAGTCGATGGCGCCTACGGGGACCGGCTTACTAAGAGAGGCGGTTTCCTAACAACGTCAAAGACTAAACCGTTGATCATTGATAACTTGGCGGCGTTGATTCGGCAGCACGAAAGCGGGGTTGCAGACCTCAGTCTTGTGAACGAATTACGGACGTATGTTATTGATGATAAAGGGAGTTACAATTCCCAATCAGGATGTTATGATGATAGGGTAATGGCTTTTGCTATTGCACTGCATGGACTTGCTTCTATGCCTCGCTCGAGGCACCGCGTTATTCAACGACGATTCAATTCAATTGACTCAGTTGCGGGATATTAATGGAAGCAGAAATTATAGAGTTTGACCCAGAGAATCTTGATGGAACTCAAGAGTCTGATTTAGCCAATCTTGGGGCTCGCTTAGCATCGGTTTTTCAAGAGTACAAAGATGCTCGGAAAGAAACTGAAAACCAATGGTTGAAAGACCTCCGTCAATACAACGGTCATTACGAGCCCGAGGTATTAGCTCGCCTGAACGAAGCTGGCGCAAGATCTAAAGTCTACGTTGGTCTAACTCGAACCAAAGTCATGGCGGCTTACTCGCGTATCATCGATCTGTTATTCCAGAACGGTGATATCTACTTTGGTATTGAACCGACGCCCATCCCTACTATCGATCCCCTCAAAGCAATGCAGATGCGTCAGATGGCTGCTCAGCAGGTCATGAGCGCTAGTGGGATGATGGATCCTAATATGAATCAGGATCTCATCCAAGCTCGTATGGCAGAGCTAGAGGAAGAGTTGAAGGACGTCGAACTGCAGATGGCTAAAGACGCGGCTGAGCAGATGACCATCGAGATTAAAGATCAGCTGATAGAAGCTAACGCAGAGCAGAAGCTAAAAGAGTCTATTCTCGAAGCTTGCATATTTGGCAGTGGCGCCGTTAAGTCAGGGACTGTCCGAATTGACCGGAAGCAGTCTTATTCAAAAGCGCTAGACCCCGAGACTGGAGAAGAGGCGTTTGTCCTGAGCCAAGTCGAAGAGGCTGTACCAGAAATTCAAAGCGTTTCTATCTTTGATTTATACCCAGATCCTCACTGCACGAATCTGGAAGATTGCGACGGTCTCTTCCGTCGTCATGTATTACCCCGCAAGCAGTTTCGAGCGTTGGCAGATCTTCCTGGCTTCGACGGCGAGATGGTCCGTTACCTGTTGAAGGTTAACCGCAAAGGGAACCACACAGAGGAAGACCACGAAAAAACTCGCAGACGGATTGCCGGTATCAATGACCACGGCGAATCAAACCGTTACGAAGTTTTTGAATACTGGGGTTCGGTTGATGGATACGAGCTGCGTGATCAGGGCATGGAGTTGCCTGAAGGGGCTGACCCTGCTGACGACTTCAACGCCTGTGTTTGGTTTTGTTCCGGTAAAGTTTTAAAAGTCATGCTTAACCCGATTAAGGGTTATTCCATCCCCTATCAGATCTTCCCGTATGAACGGTCTCCGCATCAGTTCTGGGGGACCGGCGTACCTCGAATGATGAGGGACTCTCAGACGACCATGAACGCAGCCACCAGAATATGGCTCGATAACATGGCGTTAAGCAGTGGTCCCATGTTGGAGGTCAATACAGACCTGCTAGCAGCAGGAGAAGACCCGACAGACATTCACCCTTGGCGAGTATTCCTCCGAGAGGGTGGAGACGGTTCTATGCCTGCTGTGAGATTTTACCAACCCATAGCTAACGCTAACGGCTTAAATCAAATTGTTGAGCTGTTCAGGCGTTTCGCAGATGAAACAACGTCTCTTCCTAGCTACACTCACGGAGAGCAAGGACGCAGTTTAAACAAGACTGCTACCGGTATGAGCATGTTGATGGGGGCTGCTAACGTAGCCTTAAAATCTACCATCAAGAACATAGACGATTTTCTTTTAGAGCCTATGATCCGATCGATATTCCATTTCAATATGGAATTTAGCTCTAACGAGAAAGCAAAGGGTGATCTCAAGATTATCCCTAGGGCGAGCACTGCCCTAGTTCAAAAGGAAGTGCAATCTCAGCGACTACTTCAATTCTTGTCGCTTGTATCAAACCCCATGGACTTGGCTATTGTGGATCGACCACAGCTTTTGCGTGATATCGCAAAGAGCATGGACATCGATCCTGATGAAATCATTAAGTCACAGGAGAGAATGCAAGCTGAACAAGCACTCCAAAATCAAATGCTCGGTGGAGCAAGCGAAGGCGGTCCTGGAACTGAGGGTGAGGCAGGAGGCATGGTCCCTGCTATCTCAGCTCCTGGAGTACCGATTGGCTGATGCTCACCAGCATTTAGAAAACTGCGACGAAAAAGAATTTAAGTTTCAGCAAGGGCGGGTTTTCGAACTGCGCCACATGCTGGAGCTAGAAGGCACGGCAAAAGCTGTGCTTGAAAAGCATCGGACCCCGAGAGGGATATCCGAGATTGATTAACGGACATCCCTTGCGGACCCGTGGAGAGAAGGATGATTAGTAGAAACGACCCAGAGCGACTAGAAGCTGAAGCAAAAGAGTTGTTAGAGCAATACAGCAAAGCGGCACAAGGAACCCTCGAGGAGACTGAAGAGTCTCCAGAACAAGAGGACACTCTGAATGCTGAAGAGCAGTTTGATCAAGAAGCCCCCGAGTCAACGGACACGGCTGAGACTGATGCGGATGAGGCTCCTCAAGAGGAACAAGAACGCGGCGAAGATTCCGAAATGAGGACTGCTTTAGAAAAAGCAGAAAAAGCGATGAAAGGCGCACAGGCGAGAATGACAAGAGCTACGCAAGAGGCTGCGGAATTGAAGAGGCAGAATGCTGATTTATTCCAAGCTCTTACAGAACTCAAAGGTCAACTTGTGGACAAGGAGCGGGACAACGAAAAACTGCAACAGTTAAGGGAAGAATACCCAGACGTTGCTGGACCTTTGTTGGACGAACTCCAAAGGACGCAAGACGAGGTTAGAAGTACCCAAGATACTATGAAAGCTCAGGAGCAGAGACAATTTGATGAGGTGAAGAGACAGTCTGTTGCGGAGCATTTTGCGCGTATCGAGGCGATCCATCCGGATGTAAGCGAACTTACACAAACATCTGATTGGGCGCTTTGGTTAGAAGAGCAAGATGGACAAACTCAGCAATGGATTGAAAGCGGATCTTCCAATGACGTCAACACTGTCCTGAACAACTTTAAAGAGTATATGGGTCTCAGACCTCCAACGCCGCAAGAGCGAGCATTAGAGCGAGCAAAAGGGGTTGCAGAACCCAGATTGCCAAAGGCTCGAAAGCAAAACGTAAATGGCGAAAAGAAGACTTGGTCTGTTGATGACATTGTGCGGATGCCCAATCAAGAATTTGAGAAGCATCAGCGCGAAATTTTGAAAGCAATGGAAAGAGGATCTATTCGCCGTTAATCAAAATTATCTCTTGTGAGGACTTTTTATTATGGCATTTCCAACTTACTCTTCGGGACAACAAGCGTTTATCCCAGAAATTTTTAGCAAGCTTTTGCAAGCTAAATTTTACAAACAGTCTGTTTTACCGGCTATCAGCAACAACGACTACGAGGGTGAAATCTCTGGTCAGGGCGATAAGGTAAACATTCGAACCGTTCCGTCTGTAACCATCAATGATTACACCGGCACAGTCACCAACCAAGACCTTACCTCAAGCACAATTGAGCTGTTAATCGATAAGGCTAAATATTACTCCTTTAAGGTAGATGATATTTTGGCTGCTCAGGCTGACGTAAACATGCTCGAGGCTGCATCTTCTGATGCTAGTGAAGGTATGCGGATTGAAGTTGAGACTGACGTATTGAGCAGTGTCGTAACTGGCGCAACCACGGTTGGCGCACAGGCTACTATCACTTCTAGCAACATTCTCGCGGCAATCTTGGATCAAGCAAAATCGCTAGATGAATTGAACATTCCTGAAGAAGGAAGATTCATTGTCTTGAGCCCTGAGTTTGTTTCCATGCTTAAGCAAAGCGAACTCCGTCAAGCTTACTTGACTGGAGACGGCACCTCTCCTTTGCGTAACGGCAAAGTCGGGATGGTAGATCGTTTCAATGTTTATCAGTCAAACATGCTCTACAAACCTGGATCAGGTGCAGACGCTGGCTATACGCACGTTCTCGCAGGTCATCCCAAGGCTATCTCTTTCGCGTCACAGTTCACATCTGCTGAAACTGTACGCCTAGAGACCACTTTTGGTGATGCAGTTCGTGGCTTAAAGGTCTTCGGATCTAAGGTCATTGTTCCTGACGCACTCTGCGTAGGTAAGTGGACTTAAACAGTCTATGTGGGAGGGGGTAACCCCCCCCTCCTATCTTTAATACTAGAGAATTTTTATGGACCCTAAGACAGCAAAAGACGAGCTATATGACGCTGCTCTGAACGAATTCGGCGTGAAGCTTGACCGACGTCAGAAAATGGCAGACCTCGAGGAGCAAGTGAACAAGCTAAAAATTAATAAGGCTGACCCTAGTCCTGTTTCCAAAGAGTTAAAAAACGTACCGAAAACGGTACGGAATATAGTGACGGGCAACGAGTTTCCTTATACCTCAGCCTTTAAGGGGCTTTCAGACTTAGAAGTAATCGAATGGGAGACAGAAGATGGCGACAACTAAAGCGGTAGATATTTTGGATCGAGCGTCCATTATCTTACAGGACAATACTAACGTTCGATTTCCTAACCAAGAGCTGTTGAAGTTTTTCAACGACGCGCAGAAAGAAGTTGTTCTCCATAGACCTGATGCTCACATGCAAAACGAAGCCCTGCAGCCTGCGGATGGGAGTAAGCAAACCATCCCTGTGTCTGGGTTACGGTTAATAGATGTGGTTCGTAATGTTGGCGGCTATGCCATAACGCAAATCGACCGAAAAATACTGGACGAGACGCTGCCAAATTGGCACAACGCTGTGCAAAACGACACTAAGAAAATCGAGCATTTTGTTTTTGACCCTGCTGATCCTAAAACTTTTTATGTGTACCCAAAAGCAATAAACGCATCTGACAGTATAGAGATTATCTACAGCTCTGCCCCTGGTGAGATTTCTATAACAGACGCGAACTGGGGAAGCTCATCGACCGACACTGGGCATGGCGGTCAATACATCAGTATAGATGACATCTACGCTAACTGTATTCTGGATTACATCTTGTACCGTGCTTATCAGAAAGATTCTGAGTTCGCAGGGAATGCTCAGCGGTCAATGATGCATTACCAAGGTTTCGCAAACGCTTTGGGCGTCAAGACTCAAGTAGATGGAGCCATTACACCGATGCCTGCTTCTCCTGACATGAATGCAGGAAGAAGATAATGAAGCTTTCGGACTTTTCGGTCTTCGTAAGATCTGAAGTTCAGGGCGCTCCTAACTTCCTTGTCGAGCGCTCGGTCAGAGATTCTGCAATAGAATTTTGCAGGCGTACTGGCGTTTATATTCCGGAGCCCGAAACTATTTCTATTATTCCTGGCATAAACGAGTACGAAGTCACGGTTCCTACAGGGACTGAGATGAACTACATCACTGACGTCTTTGCTAACAAACTCAAGTTGCAGCCGGTGAGCTATAACGAGTTGCTAGAGCGGCTGGGAGATGAAACCGAAACTGGTTCTCCCCGATACTACTCGCAGAGAGACAATAGTTCTTTCTTTGTTGCGCCTATTCCCGACAAGGCAGATAACTTCAGGGTTTTGTACACACTGAAACCATCGTCAAGTGCCAGCAGCATCCCAGACTCAGTGGGCAAAGAACACAGAGAAACAATCACTCAGGGCGCTATATACAGGCTGCAAATGATGCCTAACCAGCCTTTTACTAATCCTGGAGCTGCTTCTTCTAACAAGCAGTTATTTGATAGAGAAGTCGGTCGAACCATCAGGCAAGTTAAGTACGGCTTTTCTGGCGGCTCTCTCAAGGTCCGATATAGGGAGTTTGTGTAATGGCTTATTCAGAGACTTTGAGCTTGGTAGTGGGCGACACGCTCCCAGAGTTAACGCTCACATTGAAAGACAAGAACACGGCTGCTTCTGGAGTCGTTCTAGACGAAGAGAATAGCGACACTTGGGCGCCTATAGACATTACCGGAGCAACAGTCGCTCTAAGAATTAGACAATTAGGAGCTACCTCCCTTGTCGATACCCTTATTTGTTCTGTTACGGATGGGATAAATGGTAAGTGCGCTACGGATTTTGGAGCCTCCACTTTTTCTTCAGCCGGTCAATACGAAGGTGAAATAGAGATAACTTTCTCAGGTTCAACAGGAAAGCAAACCGTATATGACCTGGTCAAATTCAAGATTCGGGATGACTTCGACTAATGCCTAGACTGATCCTAACTAATAGGGATCTGAAATCGATATTAGCGAATCGAGATCTCAAGCTAGCATTGTCAAGCAAATTGCTGACAGCTGCTGCTGCGTTAGATCCTGACACTAAGAACAGGTATTTCCGTAGTGGTCATGAAACCACGCTTACTGATCTCCAGTTGCTTTCCTACAACAAGATTCTCGGCAGGTATGAAGAGTCGGAAGGTGTCTTTGTTGAGGTTACTCCTGAGTCTTTCTCTTTCACCGACAATCATGCCTCTTCTTTTGGCAAAGCTCCCGCCGACACTTTTGGTTTTAGTGATTCTGTATTAACACAGCTTACGTTCTTCCGCACATTTAGTGACACCTTTACGCTTGATGACATAACCGCAGTCGATGCGGT